GCTGGATCATGCTGCGCGGACCGAGCGTCAAGTCGCCAGGCATAGTTGCCTCCCACACACGTTCGTGCTGTGTCAGTTCAGCCGCCTTCTGCTGCGCCAGCTTGAGCGCATCGTTCATGGTCAGATTGGGCCGCACGAACACATAATGTTGCGGCGGCCCCGCCTTGCCTGTACCGGCACCGCCCCCCCCTGCGTTGCGGTTGCCCGAGGCGCGAACGGTCTGTGTGAAGGCGTTCTGCTGGCGGCTGTTCCAACTCTTGACGGTAACCACAATGTCGCGGGCCAGCGTCAGGGAGCGCTGCATGCGGAGATCCTGAACATTGGCTGGCGTAACGGTGTAGGGCGTTGCCGGTGCGGTGGCGGACGGCTGGAAATATAGCGCTGTGCCACTCACAAAGACGTCGAAGCCCTCCTGGCCGGCGAGGAAGATCAGCAGATCCCACTCGGTCATCGACCGACTGAACTGATTGAGTGCAACCCGGTCATGTTCATTCTGGTAGTAACGGCCGACCGGCGTCGTGGTGGGGGTGACGACCGCCGTCAGGTTATGCCGCTGCGCGAGGATCGTCGCGATCTCGCTCGATGTCCGATTGGCGAAAGTCTCCTGGGTGCGATTCGCAATCATCGACGCCGTCAGATCACGGCCCTCGATGCGCAGGCTTCCGGTCAGGACGTCGATGGAGACGGTATCAACCAACCCCTGAATCAGGCTGGTGAACGTGGCACCGCCATCCAGGCTGAACTGGACATCGAGGAGTATATCGGTCTGCGAGGCCCAGAAAGCGGCATTCGCCCAAAGGTCGATGCCGAGTGCGACGACCGCGGTGAAGCGGTCCGCGGCGTAGTGATTGTTCGACAGGACATCGGCCTCGATGGCACCCTGGATAAGCAGACCGTTGGCCATCAGACGCAATCGTGGCGCCCGGTACGCCGACAGGCCGACCAGATCGCCAATCGCGTCACTGGGCGGCAATGCCGCCTCCCGCATTCGCGTCCGTGTCGGGTATCAGCAGCGTCACGACGCCAGTCAGCATGGGGTCGTCTATGCCATTCAGTTGCGCGATCCTGATCCACTGCGTGGCATCGTTCAGATACTGTGCGGCAATCTGGAACAAGTTGCCGCCGGCGACCGTGACGGTCTGCATGGTCAGGTGCTCGCGTTTGCAAGATTGATTGCCGCGCGCCCGACATAGGCCTGCGCTACCGCAAGTTGGCTGACCTGTTGCGCTGCGCTGATGGAGCTGGTCAAATTCGCGACCCCGCTCTCGGCCGTGCCGGACGATGTGACCGCGGCGGACGGTAGCGCCGTTTGGGCGTTATCGATCGCGCCTGCCAAGCTTGACTGGGCGCCCGCTACGCTGACCTGGGCCTGGCCATACGCGGCGGTATCGCGGACGGTGGCCGATGGATCAGATACAGAGGATTGCAGCGAAGACAGATCGACGCCGCCCGATGCCGCCTGCGTTACTGCCGTCCCGATATCGCTGAGCACTGTCGCGCTAAGGGTAAGCGCGGTCTCGATCAGTGCGCTGGCCTCGTCGCGGAGAACGGTGCAGGTGATTTTGTAGGGAATCCAGTTGCTGGTCGCGTAATCGGCCTGGAACTGGCTGATCACCACCGTATAGAAGAAAATATCCCAGGTCAGCGGGAGCAATGCGCCCAGGGCTCGCATTTCATCCAACAAGCGCGCCCGCAGCGTGGCGTTGCTGCCGCAAAAGATGCCGGAGAAACAAATGTCCGCATCGTCGCGACCAAGCGTGTCGATCACTCGCACGCCACCCGGCAGTCGATGTACCGCCAGGCGCTGCTTGCCGCCGAAGTTGATACCGCAAGGAACTTCGAAATCCTGAAAGACGACAGGACCGAGAAGCAGAGTCGTACTATCCATTGCGTGCTGCTCCGACGAGGTCAGCAAGGCGTCAGTCGCTTTCCGGTCGGTCAATTGCCGATCGGGGCGCCGGACCAACTCGGGGTCATACGGGGGTCGAAGCCTGTGGCACCTGCCGGAGGCCGATTGACCTCGCGCTCAAGGTAGCGGGTTACCCACCGCCCTAGTACCGTGCCATCGAGGTGGATGTCCGCTGCCGGTGCCCGGTCGGCCTGCTGCGTCTCGCTGGAGGCCGTAGCGGCAACCGGTTGCGCCGGCTCGGCTGCCGTCGAGCCCAGACCGCGCGGATAGGCCTGCATCGGGGCGACAGATACAGGGGGCTGCGGCGGCGCGGTGGGCGCAGTGGATGGCGGCGGCGCAGAGGTTGACGAAACGGTAGGGCGCGACCGGGCTTCGTGTTCGCGCGGTGCAGGTGGTGGTGGCGCAGCAGACGGCGGCGGCCTGTAGAGGGGCGGCATGGCGGCCGCTGGCGCCGAGGGTTCGGTGCGCAATGGCCCCGATGAGAACGGTGCGGCAATCGGAGCCGTGCTGCTGATGGGCGAAGGCTGTTCCGGCGGAGCCGGCGGGACCAAGGGCGGGTCACGTTGCGGCAATGGTGCTGTGGAAGGCACCGCGGCACGGGGTGCCAATAACCGGGCCATTGCCGCGAAATCCGGCGATTGGGAGGCGCTGGGCGGCAACGCCGGCGCTGACGCTGGCTGCGCCCCACTCTGCTGGGCTATCGGCGCAGCCGGCACGGACATAACGGTCGCGGCACGCGGCACAGCCGGCACAACCGGAGCAGACGCCGGTGCGGGACTTGGAGATGGCGCCTGAGGCGCCGCAACAGGCCGGGCCGTAGGCGGTGTTACGATCGGTGGCGAGGGAATGACCGGCGGAGCGGGAGCGGCTGCCTGGCTGGGGGCCAGTGACACCGTAATCGGTCGCGCTGAAGGCACCGTTGTCGCTGGCGTTGGCCCAGCGACGAGTTTTGTTACTTCCGTAGTCGTTACCGCTGGCGCCGCGACGGGCTGCGGGCGATCGGCCGCCGGCGCAAAGAGGGCGGCGGTTTGCGTGATCTCGGCCGCTGGCTTGGGCACCGCGAGCCCAGCCGCCAGCTTCCGGAGCATCAGCAGTCGTGCCGCGCTGTCCGCGACCGCCGCATCGAGCGCGGCCAGGTCGCGCCGGATCGCCGCGATACCTTCGGAGACGCCGTCCTCCAGCGCGAGCGTTATTCCGATCGTGTAAGCATCGATCATGTCAGCGACCCGCCAGATAGTGCGCGAGCGTCGCGGCGATCGCGGTCGCTATGTCGTCGGCCGCGGTAGCGGCGGTAGGCGCAAGGAACGGGCGAGGCGGGACTGTCCGCGTCCCCAGCTCCTGGTCCACTGCCACGTCGCTCGACGAGCCAATAACCGCAACGGTAGCGTCGCTGTCATGACCGATGGAGGCGCGCAAAGCACCCGTGCGCAGCCAAGGCACGCTGTGGTCCTGGCCTGGCGGCTGCGAGAGGACTTCGACGATCTTCGCGTCGAGATCTCGGGCGGCCGATGCGAGGGCCAGGGTTGTTGGTTCGGAGATATGGATGCGAGCCAAGCGCTCCTCGGCCTGACGCAAGCCCTTTATGAGCGTCATGCCTGTTCCTTCCATCGCATCACCTGCCAATCGAAGACGTGGCCGGCCAACGTGCCGAGCACGACCACATAGGCAAGCCGCTCGTCATCGGGCAGATTGAAGGCAACGTCGAAAGGCACCCCGTTCCTGACCAGGAAAAGGCAGTCAATCAGGTCGGGGTGCCTGCTCAGTTTCCCGCGCTGGCCGCCAGATCGGCAGGCTGTGAGGTTGGGTCCGGCTGCATTGCCGCAGCGACCGCCGCGATGCCAGCATCGCCCAGCCGTGCGACCATTGCCTCGATCTGCTGTTCGGTCGCCGGGAGCGGTACCGGGACATCGTCGATCGCAACGACCGAGGATGCCAGCAATGCCATCCCAAGCCATGGCTCGTTTTGCGAGAGCAAAGGCCCGGCGGCCTTGAAAAGACGCAGCTTGTCCAGCGCATTCAGGCGCCGCAATGTCAGCCGCGTTCCTTCGGCGGTCGTTGCGACATGTTCTGCCGTCGCCGCCGCAACGATACCCGATGCCGGTGTCATCGTTTACCCTCCATCAAATCCGAAGTCGCCTGGAGGCGAAGAAATCCAGCTTCTGCTTGACGCTTGCATCCCCCTTCCATTGGCCGGCACTGGAAAGCCGGAACGTGACGCTGTCATATTGGTACGTCGACGTCGAACCGTCCGGCTCCGTTATGTATTGATACATTGTGCCAAGCGCGGGCTGGCTACCGTTGTAATATGCCTGCTCGGCGGCCGAGATGAAATCATCCGCGGCCGAGTTGCCCCGTTCGATATCGAAGCTGCCTTCCCAGCCCTTTGGCAATTCGGTTCCCATCTGCTTGCCATCCAGCCGGTCGACCCGGACGGATTGCGTGAGCTGCCGCGCCTCGAACCCCGTGACATGCGAGAGATCGATACGGCCGGACGAACCGATGACGACCAGCTGGGTATCGCGGCCGACAGAGAAATTATGCCTCTTTTGAGAATC